CAAACCTTTAATATAATCCTCAAGATTACGCTTTGGTTTCCAACCTAATGCTCTAGTCTTATCAGATATAACTGGAGACGACATTCGGTTACCCTTACGATACGGAAGAAAATCAATCGCAGTTGGCTCAAACATATGTGCTACCTGAAGAACGCTGTATGGTTCTGGATGACCGATTCCATACTCATCACCAGATCCATGCTCACCAACAAGAATTAGAGCATCAACAATATCATCTACATGAGTAAAGTTTCTAGTCTGAATACCTGGTCTTACTACCTCAAGTGGCAGACCATTTCGCACTCGATCTGCAAATTTAGCAATTAGAGTTGAATAGTGACCCTGAGAAATTTCTCTTGGTCCATAAACATTATAGAAGTAAGTAATAGCATAATTAATGCCAAACCATTCAGCATATTTCATGACTAGTTCTGTATTTGATGCTTTAGACCATGCATATGGACTTTGGGTATAATCTTCTTCATCAACAAATTTAGTACTTGAACCTGCATAGACTAATTTAGCACCAGTCTTTTTCACAAATTCAAGAACTTGATATGTGCCAATCTTGTTATATTCAAAGACCAGATCCATATCATCAAAGCTTTGTTCTACACGAGAATATTCACCCAAGTGATAGACAAGATCTGGAATATAATCTCCAAGGATATGATTTATATCTACAGTAGAACCGGTAATATACACGACTCCAGCGATATGATTATCTACTGATCCTGTAAAATAGTTATCAAGAGAAACTACTTCATGTCCGAGACTTACTAGTCGTTCACATAGGTGAGAACCGACAAACCCAGCACCACCAGTTACAAGAATCTTCATTTGGGCTCCCATAGTTTACCTTTCATGCCACACTTTGCAAACCAACTTGTTTTTGCTCGTTCTTGTTGTGTATCAGAACCATACTCACGGCTGCCTCTTGATAGTGCCCATGAGTCGTTAGCATTAATAATAGGATTGACACATCTAAGGTACCAGTCGCGATTGTCTTCCTTGCGAGACCATTTACAATCGCGACATAATGCGGGATAAGGTTTCATTATCGCTTCCTTGGTACTGGAGTGTCAATAATCTTTGCCTGGTCAGTACCATAACCATAGACATATTTCATTCCATACTCATTAGGCTCATCTGGAAATTCTGCATCTGGCTTAATGATAAGCTCATTATTTCTAAATGGTCGCATGTCAACATCGTGATGCCAACGACCATAGCGCTGAACAAGCTTGACACAATCAGGATGGAGATTCACAAGCATCTTTGATTTCTCAAAAGTACCGTCACCATAGATTTCAGTGGTGTTTCCGCCTTTGACCGTACCAGTTCTAAGCTTTCCTTGCAAGAATGCATAGAAGAGAAAAGTACAGTAACCTGCCTTGAGACAACGAAGTGATAGATCTACGTCCTCGTTATACTTACCTCTCCAGCGGAAAGGCAAATCATTTTTAATGAGAATACAAGACATAAGCCGAGTATTCTGAAGCACGGGTGGATGATGATAGTTATCAGGACAGAAGAACTTATACTGTGGGCCAGCGAGAGCTACATTCTCAAACCGATCTGTAAAGTCTTCCATAGCTCGAAAGATTGATCCTGTCTCAACACGGACTCGATCATTGTTGTGAAAGCGCCAGAACTCGGTGATGTTATCGTCGATACACCAGTGCCGTTCATAACCTTGTGCAATTGACCATTCCCAGATCCAATTTCTAGCAGGTCCAGATCCCTTACCGTGATTGCTGAAAGGTAGTTCTAGTACAGTTCCATATTTTGGATTAATAACAGCTCGATAGTTATCAGCTTCTTGTGGCTCTACTGCAATGTAGTAGCGAACACCCATCTTTTCAAAAGCCTTAGCTGTATGACGAGTTTCCCAGCGCCCCTTACTGATAATAATGAGAGGATATTTTGACTGATATTGTTCGCTTGTCTTGGATGGAAATTTGTTCATTCTTCGATCCATCGCTTTAGAGAGTTCTCATCTCGTTCCTTGATAGGATGCCAGACCGACTTAGTCTTTGGAGTTAATGGCTGATCAATGAGCTTACCAAACTCAAGAAAATCCTCTTCAGATCTGAAGTTAATGATTAACTGCTTAGAAGCCTCAAGATTTTCAGATTCATACGAAGGCATTCCCTTCCAGAGCTTGCGCCAATTCTGGTAGTTATGTTCCTTCTCGGCTTCCTCAACTGTGTCTGGCACATCACTGAGTCCAAGAAAGTTAGCCAATGAACCAGGACGTCCTTCAGTTTCCTTCTTACCAATGCATGCATCAAAATCAAGTGAAGTATCTGGTAATGCATCTTTCTTTGATTTACTCATAATTTCTCCTTACTTAATAATTCATTATACTATATGTAGCTAAAAATGTCAACCCTTTTTTGAATACTTGTCAAGTAAATATTTCTTTTCTACTTCAAATTTCTGTTTAATTAAAAGACATTCATAAACATGATCTCTATGCTCTAGTATCTGTTGCATAGTATCTGTATATAGTCTTTTATATTCGTCATCTAAAGTCAAGCAGCTATCCTACTAAAGTTAGAGTGCTTTTCAAACTTGATAATAGAATGAAATTTATCAAACACCCAAAGCATTCTCATTCTAATGGGTGGAAATTAAAAAGCAATATCTGATATTCTACTAAAATTACTATGTTTTTCAAATTTAATTACAGAATGAAATTTGTCGAATAAGTTAGATCCTTTATGAGATATAACAAAAATATTATTCTCTGAACCCATAGTATCAAGAATTTTCAAAAATTCTTCTGTACCACCGACATCTAGAGATGAATCAAATACTTCATCCATTATTAGAAGATTAGTTGAAGCACTATTTCTGAGTTTTGCTATAGCTCTCCAGGTAAGAATTAAAGATACGTCAATACGAAATTTTTCCCCTTCAGAGAATGATGCATAAGAAAACTCATCACGGAATCTAGACTTGATAGTCTCTGTAAACTTTTCATCAAGCTCAAAGTTGACAAAGAAGTCAAGTGCTGCCAGATACTTATTTACTAGCTTATTGATAATTGGAACATACTGACGGATAATACGAGTCTTAATTCCAGTATCTTTAAGTAAACTGGATGACACCTCAAGAAGTTCTCGTTCATCAATTAGTTTATACTTATCTTTAATACTTTTAGTTAGAGTATCTTTATGTTCCTGAATTTCAGTTACCGAAATATCAATCTGAGTTGTATTAGATCTGATTGATTTAATTTCAGCCGTAAGTGTCTTGACACTATTATTCCAAGAACGAATATCCGCATTGTTATTGGATATAGTAGAATTAAGAAAAGTGATCTGTGCATTAATTTTGGTAATTTCATCAATACGACTATTTACATTTTGAATTTCTTGTTCAAGTGTGACTAATGCCTCATTAATCTCTTTAGTCTTTCCATCACGAGTTTCAATAGTTTTATTCTTGAAGTCGTGATCAATACCCTGCTTACATGTTGGACAATTGTCGTGATCATGGAAGAACTTAATCTCTCGTCTAAGATTTTTGATCTTTGTTTCCAGTTGAGACTCAAGTTCAATTAGCTTACTTTTCTTCTTTGAAATCTTATCTTGATCTGCAATAAGAGAATTTAATTCTTCAATTTTATCTGAAAGCAAACTTGTCTCGGATTCAGTCTGACTAATCTTTGAGTCAAGATCATCAAGTAAAGCCTGTTTAGACTGAACTAGTGATTCATTATTATTCTTCAGAGAGTCAATATGCTTTCGTTGCATTTCAATCTTTTGTTCAATCAGTTCAATCTGATAATCGGCATCACGAATAGCGGTCTTATTTAGTGTAATCTTGTCACGAAGCAAAGTATTCATGACAGAAAAGATCTGAATGTCAAGTAGATCTTCAATAACAGCTCTTCGTTCACCAGCCGATAGTTGCATGAATGGAACATAGTTAGCTGATCCAAGAACTACAATTTGAGTAAATGACTTGTGATTCATTTTTAGAATAGTCTTCTCGAGCATTTCTTGATACTCGCGAATATCAGAATTCTGATTAATCATAGTGTCATTTAGATATACTTCAAAGATATTAGGTTTGATACCGCGGCGGATCATATACTCTTTTCTACCAACAGAGAACTCAACTTCAACAAGCATTCCCTTACAGGTAATACTATTAATAAGCTGAGGCTTATTGATGTTCCGATAAGGTTTTCCGTATAGTACAAATGACAGAGCATCAATTAATGAAGACTTGCCAGCTCCATTTTCACCAACAATTAAAGTTGATTTTGATCTATTTAAAATAATCTCTGTAAACTGATTACCAGTAGACAACAGATTCATATATCTTAGTTTTTTAAATAATATCATTTAAGATCATCCATCATTTCATAAACTTTGAGATCATATCCAGCTTTATATCCAACCTCATATGCTGCTTGAAGCCAAGCAATTATGCGTTTATCTGCTTGTTCTAGATTATCATAAGGTCGTTGCCCTAATTCTTCAAAGAATCGCTCATTACGAGTTGAAAAGTTTTCTATTTCATTAAACCATTTATCAAACGTCATATTTTTACTCTACAGTTAGAGCTTCTGCATATAAATCAGACAAGAAAGCATCTAGTTTATTCTTGTCAACTTTAGTTTCAATATTACTACTAAACTTGCGGAGAATAGTAAGTGTATCTTCCGCTTCATCAATAATGTCAGAGTCATCTTCAAGATTTAGATTGAGATTATCTTCGACTACCTGAAGATCAAGCACACCAGCCTTTTCGATCTTGTCGATGTACATATCGAACCAATATGGATTGAGTTTGTTATGGATAATTACCTTGACATATGTTCCACGAAGTGCTTCCGCATCAATATCCAAAACCGTATTCATAACTCCAAGCGAATCATCATAATGGATCTTATGAAACATCTTATACGGATTCTGAATATATGTCAACTCTCTTGTGTCAGTATCGAAGATATGAAAGCCTCGTGGATCGTTCCAATCAGACCAGGTCATCTCGTAAGGGGCACCTAGATAGTGAATATTACCACGAGATGATTTATGATGAAAATGTCCTGACATGACTATGTCAAACTTCTCAAATGGCTGTGTACTGAAACCGTGATCATTTATTGATCCACGATACATTTCAAACCCAGCCAACTCAAGATGACCCATCACAATTTGCGACTTAGTATCTTCAAGGAACTTCATTGATTCCTCAAAGTTACCAGAGCAAATCCAAGGAATGAATGAAATATCAGTATTATCAAACTTTACAGTTTCGGGTGAACTATATGCCTTGATCATTTTATATTCTTTAAGAAGAAGATCTGGTGAATTTACATCATTTGTATTTTTGAAGAAAGTGCAGTGGTTTCCCACTATAATATGTAAATTAAGTTTGTTTCTCTCAATTTGATCAAACCAGTATTTTCTACATAGAGCAAGAGTATTAAAATTGATATACTTACGTCTATCAAATGTATCCCCAAGATCTATAATAGTATCAATCTTGTGTTCCTTTAGATAAGGAAAGAAACATTCAGTATAGAACTTAGCAAAATAGTCTGCAAATGCAAGATTATCACCTCGAGCACCAAAATGCTGATCTGTAACCAAAGCAAGTTTCATTTGCCATACTTCTTTGTATATGCTGCAAGTGCAGTTTCACAGCCATCTCTTATTTTAGTAAGTGTCTGCATATTATTGAACTTCACATTTGGTGGAGTAGCAGGATCCAACATTGAAAAAATTGCCTGCTGAACAATTGGTGGTAATGAATCATAGTTCATCTTCTAACTCTCCAATAAACTTTTCAATACCCTTCTTTTTTGTAGATTTAGATTCTTTAAGTTTTTCAAACTTGGCTATCAAATCGTTAGATCTACCATCATCAAGGTGGACATATGCTGCATTAAAGTGAGCTGCATCATCAGATGACATTTCTACAAGAGTATTGTGAATAGACGAATTAATTAAGCTCTTCTGCTTAATGTACTGTTGCTTTTGTTCACGGGCAATCCGCCGAAGAAAGGCATAGTAAATGATTGTAGTGAAATAGGCAAATGGATTTTTAGACTTATCTGGATCAAAATTGTGCAGATACATCAGACAATTTTCAATGCCATCTGAAATCATTTCATCTTTATACGAATAGCCTGCAAAGTTTGGTTTTGTTGCAAGTCTAGTTGCAATTAGATAGATTGTTTTACCAACGTATTCTGAAACTCTAGGTAAAGTAGTTTCTGTTTCCTTTGCCGTATTTAACTTATTTAAATAGACAATCATTTCTGTATATAACTTTTTGTTATCTACATAGTGAGTTCGTTCTTTGGGTTTCTTGTATGGTTCAGTGCCTGGTGGTAAATTCGTATTTATTGTCATTTAATTCACTCTCATTTAAAGAATCCATATATTGCTTATAGTAAGTAATAAGCTTTTCATTAGGGACACTTGTCACTATAATATACTTTTTATTAAATGTAAACAACTCATTTTCAGTCCATGTCATAAAAGGAGCTAACTTAATAAGACTGTAACCTTCTATTGTATATCCTTGACTAATTTCAACTGGATTTATAAGATTAATAAACTCATCATTTGGTTCCTCAAGCTCACCCATTAGTTGCTCGCCCGATACTAACTTAATACTTAAATACTCAGTCATAATTCCACCGTAGTTATAGAGTACTCGAACTGTTCAGCATCATAAATTTTACATCGCTCAATAAAATGTTTCAATGTGTAATTCTGATAGGACTTAACCGATAAGTCGTCTACAATATCATATAATGTAGCATGTTCTTTAGATTCATGCATACGTAACATACGACCAATTGATTGTAGAACTTTAATCTTTGATTTTGAAGGTGATGCTGCAATCATATGGTGTAGTTTATTTATCGACACTCCAGTACTGGTAGTTCCTAATGATGCAATCAATGTTGCATTATGTTCATCTTCAATAGCATGACGAATTTGTTCTCTGTCTACTGCTTTAACACTACCATCTATGTAGAATACGTTATTATTGGAGTCTGCCTTAATTGCATCGTACAAGGATTTTCCGTGATCCACGATCCGAAAGAATAAGAGTTTGTTGCCCTTGAGCGATAAGGTGAGCTTTTTAATAAATTTATTTCGCTCTGGGTTGTTAACCAAGAAATCAATTTCTTCGGCGTAAGTTTTTCCTCTGACCGACTTGCATGTGTCGGTGCTGTATTTGAGAATAATACATTTGATCTTGAGCTTGGAGACATAACCTTGGTCCATAAGCTCTCTTGTAGAAATTGCTCGATAAACTGGTCCGAATAAGCCTTCAATTGTTGCTTCATTAAGAGGTTGTCCATCAAGCGTTCCCGTCGTACCAAATCTATATCGACAATGTTCAAGACTTGAAAGTATTTGAATGAGACTTGTGGCTTTACAGCCGTGCGCTTCATCTCCAAAGACGAGACCAAATTGCTGATACCAAGCTTTGGGCATTTTTGACTTTCCGTTGTTAAGGGATTGCCATGTAGTAATAACCAAGTCGGCGTCAATGTTGTTAGCTTTACTAAGTCCTCCAATCGAGGTGTGTATCTTCCCTGTATAGCCATAATCTCTAAAATCACTTTCCATTTGTGTAACAAGTCCAATTGTAGGAACAATAATCAGACCTTTTTGTTTGTACCATTGTGAAATAACATAAATCATCATCGATTTACCAGATGAAGTCGGACTGAGAAGTGTTCGCTTACCTGAACGAAGACACTTCAGAATTGATTCTTTCTGATAATCACGCTCTTCATATTTTGCTGGAATGTTTAATGATTTAATATGAGTTCGAAGTTCATCTTCAGTTATATTCTGATAGATAAGTTCATCATCAAATGAAAATGTATAGCCACGAACATCACAGAACTTTTTAATACGTGCAGCAAGACCTGAATAAATTACACATGTAAGTGTATTCAGAAGTCTAATTTTACCATCCCATTGCCTAGCTCGGAATTTAGGATGAAATTTATAGTTGTTAGCAAAGTAAGTAAAATGCTCAGATAGTTCCATCACAATAGATGGTTCGGCAAGTACTTTTACATAAACAGCATTTATATATTTTAGATGAACATCAGTCATTAAATCCCCAGTTGAAATTTCTCAAAGGCTATAGCATTAGTAATGATGAAATTTCGATTGGCAATTGATTTAATAATAGATTCTAACAGACCAGTCTTTTCGATTTGCAGACCAATCTTTAGAGTAAGATCTATAATATCTTTATCAGTTTCAACGTAACCATTTGCATCCGCCTTGAGTATCTTTCCTCTTGGCGGAAGTCTCCATCCTAATGCATGAGTCTCTTCGGTTGGTCCTTCGGTATAGAAATCAAACTTGTCCTTCTTGAGGAGCTTAAGTTGAGTTTCATATTTGCGGAGAGTAAGCCTCTCATTAATATATATACGATAGTATTTGTGGTGTAACTGTGGGATCTTGATTGCTTCATTTGTAAGATCGGTTTTGTCAATTTTACAGTCTACTTCCCATAAGACAAAAATTTCATCAAGTTTCACTTAGATAACTCCACTCAGATATGCAGTTACCATATCATTTTTAGACTTAAATGGTTTACCAGACTTTAGTCGATTCCGTGCTTGTTCTAAGTGAATCTTGCTTGCCCTCTTTGTAAAGTTAATACCTTGAAGATGATCATATTCATGTTGAAAGATTCTAGAAGTCAGTCCATCCAAGGTTTTAGTCACGACATTACCATTTGGTTCTGTATAGCGGACTTTAATAGTCTTTGAGCGCTTTACTTTTACTATGAGACTAGGATATGATAAACAACCTTCATCTAAATAGATCTTGTCGGCGCTTTCATCTACAATAAATGGATTGAAGCACACAATAACAGGATTTGCTTTGATTGCAAAAACTCGGTATGGAAGACCAAGTTGATTAGCAGAAAGCCCCATACCATTATGTTTTAACATTGCTCCCGCAAGTTCATATGCTAATTGAATTGGATCCACTGGTGGAATAGAAAAATCAAACTTTAGTACAGGTACTTTTAACACTTCTGCATTGCAATCAATTAGTTCATAGTTCATAGCTGTTCCTTAATAATGTCAAAGATCACATATTTAGCATCTTGATTTGCTGGAACTTCGATAAAGGGAATTTCAAATTCAAGCATGAGATCTTTAATTTTGGAATCTAATTGTCTAGCTTGATCTTCAGTCTGACTACGACCTACTTTATGATATGGCTTCTCTCGTTTTAGAAAGATATTGATATTATCATAATGATTAAAAAGTTCAAGGCCAAGCTTTTTAAAATATCCAGGAAGATAATCTGGTTGAGCGTAAACAAGAGACATAGCTAAAGGACTGTCTGTAATAACACAATCAACTTGTCCTTTAAGTCTCCAGAGCTTGTGATTCTGTTTAGCCATAATGTAGAGTTGATCTTCAAGAATCTTAAATCGTTCATCCCAGGTTACTTCCTTGGCATATTCATTTACCAATTCTACGTTTATATTTAACCACTTCATATGAGCAAACAAATCAGATGCAGTAGTACTCTTTCCTGATCCTGGTCCCGACCATAAGTTAACAATTTTCAATACACATACTCCATATTATATTACATTGGTATAACGCTCTTATATACACATTCTATAAAATGTCAACTACTCATTGCATCAAAATAAAATCTATTAAATTGAAGTGACACTGTTGCTGTTGCATATTGAATTTCTGATAAAGTACTATCAAAGTTTAAATCAGAAAGAGAAATTGGGAATAGATCTGTAAATCTCACATCCATAATAGGTTTCAATGCACTATTTAAAATTAAAACACTACCATCAAGTTTTCGTTCTTGATATTGTTCAAATCTATCTGGATAACTTAGTTGAACCATCCAATTAAAGATTTCCATATAATCTTTAAGATTTTCACCAACCATAAAAGACAATTGCAAATTGGTATATTCAAGATTACCAGGATTGCTTAATCTCACAAACGGAGTAGGAATCATTGCTTGACCTAATGTCAGTCCAGGAATAATTACAGATTGAGCTCTCAACTCAAGATTATTTAAAGTTGGTATCTTCAATTTAAAATTAAGTTGCGATAAATTATTTTGATCGTACATGCGGTTTCCTATTTACATATTTTAGAAAATGATTATAGTAACAATATGAGGTATTTATAAGGAAAAATTAGATGAAACTAGAACCTGAGAATACAATTTTGGATTCTGAATTGGCACAGAGAGATGTAAAAAGAACCCACAGATCAATGAAGCCATTAGATCCAAAATTTCCCCTTTATCACTAAAAAGGAGGGGAACCTTTCGATTCCCCTCCAGTATGCATTTAAGTTTCTGGTTATTAAACCAAATCTTACATGAGATTTGAAATAATAATACGGCGGTAATAGTTGTTGGAATCTTGTGTAAGAGTACCTTGACCAGCAGTAAGACCTTCAGCGAATGGGTTTGCTACCATACCGTAACGAGTCTTGAAGCCGATTTTTGGCTGGAAGGTATTAGGATCAACCGCACGAACCATCTGAAGTGGAACGTATGGGCAGTAGAAAATACCTGCATCAAATGCACTTGAACCCTTGTAACCGACAACCATGTAGTTTGAACCAGCATATGGATCAATGTACACGCGGAGACGGCCGTTAAGAACACCAGCAAAAGTATTGCCTGTGTCATCAACCTGTAGGTTGTTGCTGTTTAGAGCAGGAGCGTAGTCAAGAACGCCAGCCATCTGAAGGGCAGAAGCAACATCTGATGAACAGATGATTACGTTACCCTTACCACGTCTGGTGCCCTTAGCGATAGCATTTGCTTCACGCTCTACTTGGAACATAAGACCCTTGAACTTCTCAACAGACCAACGACCATTTGAGTCAGTGTCAAGATCAAAGATACCAGCAGTTGTTGTACCGGATTCTGCACCTTGCTTAGCAGTAATAACGATTGAACGAATAACTTCACGGTTGATTTCAGCAAGAATTTCCGCAGAAAGAATATTGCTTAGTTCTGTTTCAGCATCAAGACCGTGGATTGCCTTTAGATCCTGAGCAAGTTCAAGTGAGTATTCAGCCTTTAGAGCACGTGTCTTAGCAGAAACTGTAACTTTCTCGATTGAGAATGCCATTTCTGGGAATACTGATGGGGTGTTGCCTAGACCTTCAGCGAATGAAGTGTTAAGACCAGCAGCAAAGTTGTATGCACTGTTACCAGCATTGTTTGAAGCAGCTGGGTAAGTACCTACGTTTGTATTTGCACCACCAAGGGCAGTTGCAGAAGCAGCAGCAGTATCTGTATACTGACCGTTTGCACCACCGCGAGCGGACTGACCGGTATTAACTTCGTTGTAGAAAGTTTCAGAACCAGTCTGGTTAGCATAACGTGCACGCATAGCAAAGATAAGTCCTGTTGGACCTGTCATTGGCTGGACGCCGCAAACATCATATGCAATAAGGTTAGGCATTGCACGACGAACTAGTGAGATAAGTACTGGATCAAAGGTATCAATTGCACCGGCGTTTGTTGAATCTGGGTTACCAATTGAGTTGGTTGGACCAGCTTCACCAAGGAAACCACCTGACATTGCTGCACGTGCTTCACGAACTGCATTCTCAGTATTCTCAAGAATCTGTGCAGTAACTGCGCGCTTGTGAGCATCTTTAATTGATGGAAGATCGTCGTGCTCGAGGATTGGCTTCCACTTATTTTGAATTTCTTCATTTAAATATGACATTTTTTCTTCTCCGTTATTTTTAAGCTTTATTATAAGCTATTCTTTATTTATATTTTTCTTTATTTTGAAATTGTTTTGGAAATTGCCTGCATGTATTTCTGCATATGTACAGGTACTGATTCAGTTAATGAATCGTCTGTACCATCAATTTCTTCTGTGATTAAACCTGTTGATGAAGAGGTAAGTTTTTTACCAGAAAAATATGTTTCCTTGATGATTTCAAGCTTTCTTTTGAAAGTGTCAGCATCAGTAAACTCAATTCCTTCAGCTAGAGTGCGGAATTTGTCAATCTGTGTTTCTACTAAACCTGTTGAAACATCATCAAGTGTTGCTTCAATTACTGCTTCATTAAGAACGGTTTGAAGTTCAAGCTTTGAATCAATTGTTTCATTAAGCTTTGTCTTAAGTTCTTCAAGTTCAGACTTCATTTCTGCAACAAGATCAATCTTTTCATCTGGAACAGTAATATAATGTTCAGCAAATAGATTTTGTAGACCTTTAATAAAGTCTTCCGCAATATCTGAACGAATACTATTTTCAACTGCAAGCTGATTTTCTTCCATCCACTGTTCAATCACATAATCAAGATACTGATCAAGCTTATCTGATAGTTCTTCAAATATTTCTGCAGACTTTTCTTCAAGTGCTTCATTAAATTGCTCTTCAAGATCGGTTGTGATAGTTTCAAGCTCTTCTTCAAGACGAGCAACTTCAAGATTGATACGAGTATTTACAGCTGCTTCAAAAATTGTTTCAGCCTTTTCACGGAATTCTTCAGTTAGATCATCACCGAACATATCGTCAATGTCTTCTTTCCATGCACCCTTATCTATTGCTGCTGATGGCTTCATATCATGTGAGGCAGCATTCTTTGCAGAATAATCAACCACACCTGGAGCGTTGTTAGGACCATACTGAGCTTGAACTGCATCAAAGATGCTTGAAAGATCTTCTTTTCCAAGCTGTGCAAGAAGTGATGTAAAAGTAGCTAGCATTTCTGCCTTAGATTCTGTACCACCTGAACCACCGCCAGGCTTAAGTGTATCGGCAGCAGCAACTTCTTCAAGATTACTATCATCAATGTTTTCATATTCTTCCATTTGTAACTCCTTTAGGATAATTTATTATAGTTATTTATCTTTATTAGATTTTTGAAATTTTTCTTAAAAATGATTCAAACATTTTCAGTTTAGTATTCTCATTTAATGATTTGGAAGTAACTGCAGCCTCAATTTGTTTCTTGGTATTTTCAAGAATCTGAACTGCTTTCCAACCTAGTCGTTCGTCGTAAACCCAATCGCAATTCTCCATAATACCATTCACCCAAGCATTTGGAGCAGAAGGATCTGCAACAATATCAGCAGCAGTAGCTAATCTAAAATCGCCCTGAACTTCATTTACACCTTCTTTGTTGAGCTTCAATGAGCCCATACCACGTGATGAGACTCCAAGTCTAGCACCTGATTCCATAATACCCTTGGCAATATTACCCATTGGAGTATTAGTAATCATAGCTTTACCGACATAATCAGTACCTTCCTTACGAAGACTTACAATACGGTGAGAAACGCGATCAAGGTTAATCTGTGGACCATTTGGGTGTCCAAGTTCACCCATAGCAGTTTTAGTATCTACGGCTTCTTTCATATAGCGGGCAACTTCTTTGTCCATAATATGTTCTGGGTACATACGGCCGTTACGGTTTTTGATTGCAGACTGTAGAAAAACACCTTCAATATAGAAGTTCTTTCCGCCATCTTCTTTTGCTTCTGTGACGTATTGAACGTCTTCAAAAATTTCTCTAATAAGCTTCATGTTATCCTCTTAAGTTTGGAAATAAGTATCAGGCACAAATGGACCGATCTTTTGTAGTTCAATCATAAGATAACCATTAGCCGTAGAAGAATCTAATGAAACAACTAATGTTGCAGCAGAATCAAGATTAATAGCATTACCATTACCAGCAAAATCAACATAAGAAGTAGAATCAAAGACACCTACAGTGTTTGCTCCACGTTTTACTGTCCATTGTACCTGACTTCCGTGCCATACTTGTGTAATAGAAGCACCAGTAAGAACTTCATCACCAATAGCAAGATGACTTACTGAATTATTACCTGACACAATGATTGTAGCATTAGCAGTAAAATGAAGCGTAGCAGAAAGATTCTTTCTATTTGCAATCATTCTAGCGCCAGCAGGAAGTGTATTAGCCATACTTAAACTCCTCTAGTCTTAATTGCAAAATCAAGAAGATTTAGAACACCCTCATGAGTATCTGCGGCTGATAACATCTTCATTTGATTATCTTCATTGAGATTTTCAAATACAGTTACAAGTGTGTCAATGTGAGCTTCAGAAAGACCATCAAGTTTTGCAAGTAGACGGTCGGTTGGAGTTGGAAGATCTTCTTCACTAACGATATATTTTTCAATAGTACGATTGATTACATCTTCCTTGGTGAGTTTCTTAGCGATCTCATGGCCTTTTCTAATAGTAGATTTCTTAAGAGGCGGAGTATCACCAGTAGACTTCATAGCAGCAGCCATACCTACTGCATATGGATTCTTTACAGCTTCTGAACCAATAATTGCTTCTACAATATCCTGAATCTGCTCTTCTTGTAGTTCTTCACCAGACAAGTCTGCCATTTCTAGAACATAAGTTCGAACGGAATCTTCATCAAAGTTTTCAGCTACATAGACTGTGCTATGACCGTGTTCTTTTGCCCATTTCTTCGCAGATTTAGAAGCATCAGCAAATGTACCTTTACCAATATGTGATTTCTTGTGATCATCTAAATCAATATTGCCATTCTTCTTGTTGGTAAAAATCCAAGCACCGTTACCAGTTGCTTTCTTTCCATGACTACGAAGATAACGATCATGTGAAACACTTACCGCTTCATCCAAATCTTCATTTGTAGCATTAACTTTAGCTTTACCCGCTAATTTTAATTTAGCATTACGATCACCGGCTGCTCTTTTTAACATTGTACCCATAGATTTTGGATATTCTTCTTCAGAACCTGAACCATCAACTACTTCCTTAGTAGCTTTATCATACGAAGGTGCCGCTTTATTGAGATAGTTACTAACTTTTGTTTTTGAAAGTTCATCAAGATCTTCAGTTTCTTCGTAGACCTTCTCATCGTCTCCAGCATCATAACCGTGCCGTTCTTTCTTACGATTAACTGATTTAGTCTTGCCTTTAAAAAGATCATCGCCATTACCGTTACGATCTTTGTGTTTAATGACTACATGTTTATCGACAAAATCTTGCTCGCCTTCTGCTTTTGGTCTATAAAGCTCAAATAATTCTTTAGTCGTTTTCATCTGTACCCTCGTCATCTAAATCTAAATCTAAATCATCCAAGTCTACATCGTCAAGATCAATATCTAAATCGTCTAGATCGTCATCAAAGTCAATATCAAATTCAGAGTCTGGATCTTCTGCCTCACCATAGATATCCTGAGCTAGTTCAATTTTTTTATTCTCAAGAGCAGCAATAGCTTTACCTCTAAGAATCTCGTCAAATGCACTAGCAAAGTCAACTGGGTTTTTATCAATGGCTAGACTAAGTAAGTCAGTTGTGTCTGGCATAAAGTATTCCTTCTTTTAGTATAATCTATTTATTAAAGTTTATTATTGCGCTTGACTGCTTAAAGTTTTCTGTGAACCTATTGGGTCTGGCTGTTGTTGATTGGGATCTGCTGGATTAGTTGTCTGATCGGACGGAATAGCTGCATACTGAGGATTGTTAACTTCATTCTTAATCTGCTTATCAATTTCTTGCATCTCTTCATCTGTCTGTCTAAGAACATGTCGACGGATCCACTCATTTGAGTAGTATTTACCGGCATAATCATCAACATCTCTAAGCATTGTAATGCGATCTCTAAGAATTTCTGTTTCTTTGAGTTCAGCAAAATAGTTATCCTGAGAAAACTTATAACGAATTTGATTCTTAAGTAGTTCCCATTCTTCGTATGTAATAATACCTTTGAGTACTAATTGCTTTTCAAGAATCTTAGTAAATAGAGTCGCAAAACGATTGCGTAGTCTATTGATAAACTTGGAAAACTTTACTTCATCACGAGTAATTTCATTAGCTCTACCAAACCCAAATTGTGTTTCTGTATCAAGTCGCGATACTGGTACGTTAAGAGATTGATATAGCTTCTTTTGGAAGTAAATAATATCTTCAATCTGACCTAAGTTTTGACCGCCTGGCAACGTAGTAATTTCAGTACCTTTTCCTTCACGACGAGGTAACCAGAAATCTTCAAGCATGGTCATGAATTTGCGATCATCGCGAACTTCACCACTGGCAGAATCGTAGACCAGTTTGTTTTTAAAGCGAGTCATCTGATCACGAAGATACTGTTCTGCCTTCATTTTGGGAAGGTTACCAACATCAATGTAGAAAATACGACGTTCAGGTGCACGGCTAATACGATAAATGACTAGCGAGTCTTCCATTGAACGAAGCTGATTAAGTGGTTTAATTGCTTTATGAAGATATGACTGGACTAGATCACCATTGATTGATGTGAGACCAGATGTATTATGAACAATTGAGTCTCTGGCAATTTTTACACCGCCAATATTATTATTTGGAATTGAACTTGAATTGCCACTTGATTTAGCAAAGCCTTTATCATTATAGATATAGTATTCTTTACTTGTCTGGCTGGTAGGAATATTGTCTACCAATTTCTTACGCTTTATTTCTCTAACTTTACGGATTTTTCGTGGATCAACGTAACGTAATTCAACAATTCCGTCTTTAGGTGCTGATTCATCTAGAATAACATGATAATATAGTCTACCATCTACATACCAGCGCTTGAAGATTTCATAACCTTGAGCATTAAATTCAAGTAACCTTAGAACATTTCTAAATTCATCTACAAATAGCTTTTTAATCCGATCTGAAAGCTCGGTATCATCAAGAATTAATTCTACAGGTTCCGTTTCTGGTTCTTGAGTAACTACTTCATTGACAATGTCATCTACAGCTCTGTCAATTTCTGGATGATATGACATCTCACGGTATTTGTTAACTAATTCCGCTTCAGTTCGAATAGATCCATCAAGATCTACATATGTACCATAAACACCACCTTCAGCAACGACTACGGCCCCATCATCGTTTGTTTTAGGTGCAAACGAGATGGGTTCCGGATTTTTTCTTTTTAATTCAAAGCCAAACAACTCAAAACCACTCATGATATAATCTCCATAATCCCTTGTTTACAATACTTTTTTATTAGATAATGAGATATATTTAATTCATCTGAACATTCTTTTACAGTAGAATAAATTACTTCACCAAATTTAATCTTCTTAGCATTAGGATTTTTACCACCATTATAAACTCCCTGTTTAGCCAAACTCATCTTTTTTCTCACTTCGGGATCTTTTGCTGGATTATAAAATCTATATCCTATAGAAATACCCTGTTCTGATAATTTCAATTTTGCTAAACTCATCTTTTTTCTTACTTCTAAAGTTTTTGGCTTTCCTCTTAATTTATTTGCCAATTTTTCATAATGTTCATCAGTATTTTCTATAGTAAAATTGTCTGTCTTATTTAGAAATTTTTCAGATTTTGATACATTTAACTTTTTGAGTACTTTATTTTCCCAAATTTTAGCTTTTTCAATACATTTAAACTTTTTTCTTATTTGAATAATATCAGGTTGGCCATTTTCTAAAATGAATTGTTTTACATGGTTTGAGCTGGTGAAATATTTTACCCAAAGATCATCTTCAGGATTTATATTTAATTTTACATTTCCCCATCTCAAACCATAATACCATTTATTTAGATTAGTCCAACCTATCAAATACGTATAAGCTAAAGCTTCCATTATAATATAACCACTTTTAAAATAAACTTAACTCAATGTACCAGTATTTCCAGGACTGGTTACTTCAAACCAGTCATATGCAAAACTAGTTGTAAATGTTTCAATTTGATTAGTTGAATCCCAGCTAAGTTCAATTGGTGAAATTGATGTAGGAAATAGACCATAAAAAGTATATGTTCTTACAATAGTACCGGTCTTAGAGTATTGAGAAATTTCAGCCTGTCTCTTATAGTTACTTGGTGACGGGCTATTTGTTGTATTTAAGTTACCGCTAAGTGAATTGATTTTATTATGCCATAGCTCTAGAGCATGACGAACTTTAAAATCTTCATCATTCATTACGTTTACTTGCCAATCTTCAAAGCTTCGGTCACCCGCAACTTTAATTTTACGTCCCCAGTAAGGGATTTCAATTGGAGCAATAGTAGATCCAGGCAAAGAACTCGCCTGGATCATAAATGAAGCTACAGAACCTAAATCTGATGTGAATGGGCTAGAAAGCTTTACTTCAAATAGAGTCGGGCGAGCCCCTCCAAATTTAAGTTGTGATCTGATATCATTAACTGTAAATGACATATTAGTTCTCCTTGTCTTTATTTATCTATTAAGCGCCAGCGATCTCTGAGAACTCTACACCACTACGGACAGCAACAAAGTTAAGCTGAATGTAGTTAATTGATCTTGCAGGTTTGATATAAATATCGCCAACAAATCTATTACCATCAATAACTTCAGAGGTATTATTTGTTTCATCACAAATAACCTTAAAGTCATAAATGCCGCGGCGTCCTTGTACATCACGTAGATATGGTTCTATTAAATTACGAAACTGCGACCGAGTAAATTCATCATTGAATTCAAATAGAAGTGATTTAGAAGCATTTGAAATTGCCTTTTCGAGCACAATGAATAGACGACGAACGTTTATGCGATCAAACGCAGATGGTTTATTCAAGAATGTCTTGTCACCATAAAGTGTTGGTCCTTGACCAGAGATATTAACTACTGGATTAATGCTATTCTTATATAGTTGATCTCGTTGAGCCTGATTTGGATTAAATGCAAGCTTGATTACATTTTTAATGCTACCGCGTGTTGTACCAGCAGGTGAAAACCATGGATCACGAGTCTTATCTGTTCTTGCACAAACACCCGCAATATCACCGTTAAGTGGAATGTAACGATAAATATCATTGTACTTATCATACATATACTTGTAACCAGAGTCAACAACTGCATATGAAGAAGATCTAAGATTACTTCTAAAACCAAGGATACTTTCTACTGGTTGTGTGTTATTAACCACACTTGACTTAGGTGGTGACACAAAAACTACGCAGTCTCTGCGTGTTTCAGCTAAATTGTCAATTAGATAGTTACCTGATTGTGCACCACTAAATCCTCGTGATAATCCGGTCATAATTAGCGAAACATCAACATCATCTGAAGATACAAATAGATCATATGCTTTTGCAATATCAGCAAAAGAAACACCAGTTGATGGATCTTCTGTCTCATTCTTGTCAATACCACCAGTAAATGATAGAGTAAGTGGAATTTGATTAATAGAACTTACAATATTTACAGCAGTGTTAGATACTGAACCTACACGATCTGTGCCAAACCATACATAATTTGATTCATTATTGATTACATCTTTATAATAGTTGGTTGTACCATCAGAAAGCTTGGAATCACTAGCTCTTGAAAGTCCTTTATAGACTTCAAGAATAGCACCTGGACTACTAGTAAAACCACCTTCTTCGTCTACAATTACTATATGAAGTTCATCATTCTGTGCAGCAGTATTACCTAGCTGAGCAACTGTATTACCGTTTACAGAAACATAAGTAGAACGACCAGGTGCAACATCTACCTGATTGTAATATTCCCAGTAACGATTTACAGTTGATGTATTAATGTCAGTTGATAGTTTAAGTGGTTGATCAAACGTTAGAGTAAATGATGCAGTATTTCCTGTTGTTAAGTTAGCAGACAATGAAGTAGCACTCTTTGAAATAATCTTTAAGTATTGTGTGCCAAATGTTGCAGCATTACCGACCTGAATATAATCACCAACTGTAATAAGATTTAAAATAGCATCAGATGATGTTTGATTTGCAGAACCATTTGCAGTAAAGAGTGTAATACTTGCTGTTGTTGAACCTACTGCAAGTGTCATAGATGTATTTGAATTATTACAATTATATGCTGTAGATTTTAGATCAATTGTTGAATTATACTGAGTGGCACTACCGCAGACTGATACTTTAAGAGAGTTACCAAGTTCACCTGGGTAGCGAGCTATATAAGTAGCTCCTGATGAAGTAAAGTTGTTAGACTTAATTAGATAATCATCAGAGTTCAGAATTGTATATGAAGAGCTAGCATTAATTGATGCAGTATTGCTTGTTGCAACAGCAGAAAACTGATTAGCATTTAGAGCACGGCTTACATATAGTGCATTTGAATATGAAAGAAAGCTTGCGGCAACAAACCAAGTTTCAGCATTGATATTAGTTGGTTTGCCAAATTTATTAGCTAGATCATTTTCTGATGTAACTAAAATTCTTTGCCCAACAGGTCCCCAGCGAAATACACCTGCAATTGCACCCGCAGAAGTATCTACTGAAGGGACTACAGTAGTAAGATCAATCTCAGAAACATTAATACCTGGGCTAAGCTGGAATCCGCCACCACCCGATCCAAAATTTTGTACGGCCATTTATAAATCTCCTTAGAAGAGTTCGTTATTGTTTTAACTTATACTGTATTTATAAAAGTAAGAATCAGAAGAACATGAATTCGGGATTTGGATTAGCTACTAAATCTATAATTTCATCTTCGGGTTGACCATCGTCCATAAACCCTGAAGGGAGAAGATCACGTTCTAATTCTTCATCTGTTCGATCTCTAAGTTGCATAAGAGTATTAATATCAGTTAAATCTTTAAAATATTGCTGATCAGACATCCACCCAAATAGAACAATGCCCATCACTAAATCATCATGACAACCTGGTTCTGCTTCATACGAAGTTCCTTTCTTTGAGAATCTTGACAACTCAAAGATGGTATCGTGATCATTAATAATCAATTGTCTTTGCTCAATGAGAAGTTTTAACATCGAGCAACCAATTGCCTTCACTGTCTTTGTAGTTCTAACTCCTCTATCGCTTGAAGCTGTCTTTGAAAAGCCTGCAGAGATTCGTTTGCCTCTTGCACCAGCATTTTCAGTCTGAATAACAGTCTCACACTCGTAATCAAAATAGAGAGCATCTGCAACTTGACCACCAGTATCGTTGATTTCAACAAGAACAGAAGCCATATTATAAAGCTTTGAGATCTGAAAAATAGTTCCGGCATAGTCTAGAGGGGTTACCATATTGTTTTTATAGGTACAGACCTGATTGTAAGGCATTTTAGTAATGTCGATGACGTGAAAAGCCGAGTAATCTAGACCTTTACCACGAGACACATCGCAGACAATTACATACTGATGATTTGTAAGTTTTTCTTCATAGACTTTAAGTCCATCTCTAGAAGCTAATGGTGTTTTTGATACTAGTGATTTAAGAACAGCACCAGAAATAAGTGTACCAGATGATCCTAAGAACTGACATTCAAATTCTTGTGCAAACTTTTCAACATCGAAGTCCATTGAAGATAGAGTCTCATGTCTCCATTTCTCACCTCGACCCGGAACTTTTTGCCAAGGAACTTCTACATATTCATAACCGTTCCATTCGGTACTATCATGAGAGGCAATAGCGCCAATACAAGTTTTATAGAAGTGATTTAATCCATTTGGCGTAGAAGTAAATAGAATTTTTGTAGTTTCACCCGATGAAATGGTTGGAAAAACAGAAGCAAAGAATTTATCCCAGTTTTCTACGAAAGCAGTTTCGTCAATATATAGAAGTGAGATTGACTTACCACGAATAGCCGATGATGATGTAGCAGCAGCAATAATCTTACAGCCATTTTCAAGTTCGATTGATCCTTTATTCCATGAAACTACGCCCTGCTGAAGCCAAGATGGAAGACCTTCATATGAGATTTTAATACGATCTAGAATTTCTCTAGCGGCATCACCTTTATTTGCAAGTAGTGCTACAGTTTTATGACTATTAAAGATGATATAATGAAGAATAACAGCAGCCGCGGTAGTGGTATTATGACTTAAAATTCCATTTGTGTAATATCTATGATTATAAGAGTTAACGGTTAAATCAAACATATTACTGAATACTTCAGTCTTAGTAATAGACTTTACAAGATCAGGACCAAACTTTGTAATAACTTTAGTTTTATTAGGAATACAATTTTTTAGAAAAATTTCATTAAACTGCTCATCAAATAGTATATGATCATCTGCAGCTATTAGATTAAACCCAGATTCTGTTTCTATAATCCATTCTTGGTATTCTATTGTTTTGTGAATAGATTCAATATCTTCCCAGCCGGTATCCGTTTCGATTTCCCAATCCGAAATATCAAAAGATTCAAGAAATTTTCTTTCTATTGTTTCAGAAAGTTTATGCATTTTAGTATTGTTTCCTCAGGAATTTTATCTAATTCACTTTCCCATATAATAAGAACTTCATAGCCTCTAGATCTTGCAACATTTATTTTACTTTCGTCAAGTTCCCATTGCAGTTTTGCGGTTCTTTTCGTTCTTTTGTTTATATCAGTTTCATTATATAGTTTCGGATTCATATGCCAAAAATCACCATTGTATTCAATTATTTTATTTTCATATCTTAAATCATAATTTAATCTTCTTTTTTCATTTTTTAACGTAAATTGTCTTTCTATATCTGGAAATTCTTTTACTAATGAATTAAACACAAAAGTTTCACCTTTAGAACAATTAAACCCTTTTGATATCTTTTTTCGGTTTATTTCGCTTAACTCGTGTTCAGATTTAGAGTTTAATGTGTTTTGCCATCTTATTTGTCTATCATTAAATATTTCTATTCCTTTTTCTTTTCCGTGCCTTTTAACGCATTTCTTTAATGTGAAAGTTTGTTGTCGTTTCCTTAATTCTTTCTTTGCTTCTTCTAATGAGAATCCTTTTTTGAGATAGTAAGCTAATGTTGTATTTGATGCTCCATTTCTCTGTTCAATAGAATTTTTATTTCTTGCTTTTGTTTTGGATTCTTCTGAGAATTTAGGGTTTTTCTTCGAATATATTGAATATTTTCCTTGGTGGTTAAACCAGACATTATTTTCACCTGTTACTCTGGCGGACTTTTGTTTCATTTTTTCTTTTGCGAGATTCTCATCATTATAAATGAGTGTATACCATTCCAAACAATCTCGTCTAGATTCAGTATATGAATTAATTCGATTAATCCACTTTATACGTTCCTGCCAAGATAGATTAGAATCTAATATTCTTTTAAAATTGTCTGTTCTACCAATGACCTTACTAATTCCAAGTTTTTGCATAGCAATAATAGTTCTTACATCAGTAAGAGAATTAATATCAGATCTTTTAGATATTCGCATTCTGATCACGCTTTTTTGCTTCAAGTTCATATAAATCTCCAATAGTCATTTCGAGTATTTCACCGGTCTTTTTATTTTTTAATTTGACTATTGTATTTATACTAACGCATTTTCCAGCCTGTCTACTTGTACAAACTGCTACTCGTCTATTATTGGTAATTTTATGAATAATTTCTTTCTGATATTCATAGAGCTTAATTGGAATAAGACCATGATCAACATGCACAATTTGAATATATTGTTCGGCAAAATAGATAGGATCTTCAGCACACTTTAAATACTCTTGAACCATATCTGGAGTCCAAGAAATTGCCTTTCTTGACTTCTTTAAAAGTGGATTACCATTATAACCTTTGTCAATTGTAAAATCTGGATTCATTGTGATTTATTTCGAAGATCATCCAACATTTTTGTAAGTTCGGCAGTACTTCCAACAAAAAGGTTGTTATTAGTGACATTTTTAACTTCCTCAGGATTTGGTTTACCATTTAGTCGTTGCTTTTTCATATGAAGATCTGCCAAACCCATGCTTACATCTGCGTAAGTTTTAATAATAGCATTTAACGCTTCATAAGCTTTCGGGTGTTGTGAACTCTGAGCAATAACAATCATATCTTTTACTGCTTGCTCTGCAGCATCTACAGCTTTATAGATATTTTCTCGAACTTGATCTATATCATGATCTGTCTGTTTGTCTTTAGCAACTTCTGGTAAATAATCTCTTTCAGTTTCCAACATGGGAAGTGGTCTTAAACCAAGACTGTTTTCTAACTTTTTACTCATGTATTATTCTCATTTAAATCTATAATAAAACCCCAATCACTATTTTCAATTACATTATTTGCCGGAATTGCTAATGGTATAACACTAATAGAGGTAATAGTAGCCGGAAGTTTGCTAATAGAACCTTGAACTGGTGTGTTGACAGTTAAAGTACCACCAACATCATAAGCGGTAATATAAGAAGAATTAGCAGTTCTGATATAAGCGTAATTATTAGTATTTGTAGTTGATTGCAGTCGTTCCGTAATGTAGAAATTTGTATTTGGTGCTGAAATTCCATAAGTGTATAGTAATGGAGGCGCTGAAACGGCTATTCCATTTGCTGTCTGCCCAGGTGTAATATGTATAGTCTCTGAAGGTGCGACACCAAATGCACCAACACCAAAATTAAGTCCAATATCTTTAATAATACCAGAAGTAGTAGCACTTGTAGGACCGAATAACCAGCCTTTCATTGTAAAGTTTAATGTCCAAATAATAGCTCTACGTTCAGTAAATGCACCTTCATAAGTGTCTTCTTGAGTTACGTTATCTAATGTGATTGGAACATCATATGTAAGATTTAGATCTGGATTTAAATTGAGAGTAGCTTGCCACGTAGGACCAAAGTATGGAAGAATCTGTTCAACGATAAAAGTCCCATCCATTACATTTTTGACCATAATTGAAAGAGTGAAGTCGATGTTATATGGAACTGGTGAGTATTGTGATGCTTTACCATGTGGATTATTTGGATTCTGACCAGATACTTTATTAATTGTAGGCATCTTACGGGTTGAATCGTAATACAGACCGGTCATTTCAAATGTCATTCTAGGCAATTGAATAGCAATTTGTCTATTTAGATCTGGATTACCATCTAGACGAGCAAGAAATTTATCGCGAGGTCCATAGTTGAGTGGGACTTTACTAGTCTGAACTACAGTTCCATTAATATCATATCTATTTAGATGGATATTATTAAAAAGTGTCCCAAAGTAAATAACATACTTACGAAGTGTATTATGTCCATATGTAATACCAAACATTAGATAAATCCGGAACTAAATGGGTCTATATCTGACCAATCTAAAAGTCCAGTACCTTCAGCTTGGAGTTCTACATTGGTTTCAAATACATCACTCATAGCTGCTTCATATGCAGTATTTGAGGTTACATTTGAAACAGAATATTTAGTCTCAATAGAATCAATTTCATATACACCAGTATTAAAGACTTCATTTGAATATTCCCAAACATCACATGCAACGTCCCAGATCTGTAAACTGCCCATCTGATAGAAAATAGCGGTCTGGTTTACATACTTGATAACAAAGATACGCTTCATCATTGTCGAGTAGATCAAATCACCTTCACGTGGTCTCTGAATATCTGGCTGCTGTACTGTTACTTCTTTACCAAATGTTCTTCTTGCAATGGTAAATGTAATTGAATCTCTAATCTCTAGATTAAACTTAGATAGAAATGTTCCATCTCCTTCATATGAATCATA